AGCTCGTTGAAGCGGTAGGCGTAACCGCGCATGACGATCTCGCCGTTGTCCGCCTTGCGCTCTTCCGGTGGGCTGACCGCAAACCGGCGCTCAAGCTCAGCCATCCGTACCCCCTTCGTCAGCCGGCTCTTCGGTCGGCTTCTGTTCGTCCGGCGCGTCTTCGGCCGGTGGCTCAATGGCAGGGGGCTGAACGGGCTCAGGCTTCGGCTCAGGCTCAACGCCGACTTCGGCAAGGTTCATGGGGACGCGGTACGCCTCACCCAACTTGTCCGGCAGCGGGGGAAGATCCTCCGAAGCGCGGACTTCGTCAATGCTGTAAATGCCGTTCTGCAAGCCGAGTGAGTACAGCTCCATACGTTCCTTCGGAGCGCCACGCTTGATCTCGTCAAGGTCGAACTTGACGAACCGGAAGCGGTCGGCAGACTCCGCGTACAGCAGACGCGTGAACCCTGCCTCAATGCGCTCAAGCCACGGGCGCAGAGAGAACATGCTGAATGCGATGTTCTGTTCAGCAAGACCGGAGCCCCACGAAGTGGAGTTCGTAGCGTCGCTGATCAGGTGCGGGGGAACGCCGAAGATGCGCGCAATCTCAGGAACCTGAAACTGTCGCGTCTGCAAGAACTGTGCTTCGTCCGGCGACATTGCAACCTTGCTGAACTTCGCACCTTCGGTGAGAAGCGCAACCCGGTGAGCGTTGTCAACACCCGTGTTGGCTGTGCGCCACGCTTCACGCGCGCGCTTCAATCCGTCCTCAGACATGGTGCCCGGGACTTCAACCACAGCGCCCGGGACAGCCCCGTTCGCAAAGAACTTGCTGCCGTACTTCTGTGCGGCGAGAGCAAGACCGATGGACTCACGCGCGTACGTGATGGGGCTACAGCCGGCGAACTCACCCGGCAACATCATCCCTGGGATATGGAGAATGTCCCGGGGCGTGAACCACCCAAGAGCGACTTCGTTACCGTCGTCGTCAACGTCGAACGCCTCAAAGACCTTGCGACGCTGACCGTCCACCATGACCATGTGCGGGATAATCGACGTGGGGTCAAGCACGTCAAGCCCTACGATGTTCGGCCCCTGCCAACGAACGGCAAGGTACGCGTTCCCGTCAAGCAGGAGACTGAGAACGGTCTGAGACAGAATGTCAATCCGCCCCATGCCCCCCGGCTCCGCGTTCGGGTAGTCCAGCCAATCAGGGGACGTGATCGCGCGCTGAGACCCACCACGCTTCGTGTACGTGGCAACGGGCAGCGTGGCAATCGTCTCCGACAGAAGGCGGACACAGCCGAAGACCGCGCTCACTTGAAGTGCGTCAGAAGCGGTCACCCGCTCACCGGAAGCAGCGGTCAGGGTGCCGTACATCGTTGGGTCGTACGGCACCCAATCCCGCGATTCGGTCGGGGTCTCCTTGGGGCGGATCAGGTCTGACCAGAAACCCACCGGGTCCCCCTTCCTGCCTACTCTTGAGAGTGGGCTAGTCGTCAAACATCCCGGCTTCTCCGCCGATGATGTGAACGCCTTCGTCGTCTTCGTACGTGGCGAGAATGGCCGTATTGACGAAAGCCCCGTTGTCTTCGCGCCACATCACAGCGCCGTGAACGGCAAGGATCATGGCAACGGCAAGGTCAATCTTTCGCCGGCTGGACGCGTGCTCTTTCGTGATTCGCGCACCACGTGCGTCTTCACGGATCACGGCGTTACCGATGTGCCGGGCAAGGGACGGGTTACCGTCGTGGCTCATCCGACCGTCACGAGCCGCGTCGTACACGGCCTGAGTGGCAGGCACCATGCGCGCAAGTGAGTTCGTCGGGAAGGCTTCTACCGGGTAACCCTCAGCCTCAAGGTTCTCTAGCGTCTCTTCCCAGCGGTACGGGTCGGCAACGAGATTCACGACCCGGTACGTGTCCAGTGCTTCACGCAGTGACTCACGTACGTCGGGCATGGGCACGCGCCAATGTGCGTCACCCTGGGGGGCTTCCCAGTGGCCTAGGACGAACACCCGAAGGTCTTCAACGCGGCAGGCAACGAGCGCTGTGCTGTCACCCTTCCACGAGCCATCGAAGCCCAACACAACGGCTTGCCCGGGTAGAAGGTCGTCGTCTTCTGCAAGGCTGTCCCACAGCCCGTGAGGCAGCCACGTGGACGCGCCACGGACGAACTGAGACAGTCGGTAGATCCTGAACGACGCTTCGGTTGACCGCTGAGCGGCTGCCTTGAAGTCGTCTTCATTCAGGATCTCGTAAGACGGGTTGCACGCCTTCCACACTTCGGGGTCAAGGTGGTCAACGGTGTCACCGATGCGGGGACCCCACGAGCGGTAGAACAAGGTGGGGTCACTGACCTCACCGGAGTTCACACGCTCACCGGTCTCGCACAGCGCGGCGAACGGTCCGTCAGGATCAGGGCCGGCGGTCGATACAACCCACGTCATGGGTTGGTTACGAGCGGCTGACCCCAGCGTGAGCGCGTCGAACAAGTCGGCGTTCTTGCTGAACGCGTACTCATCCAACGAGACCGCAACCGGGTTCAATCCCTGTTGCCGTCCAGCGTCCGCGCTCACGACCCGGTACGTGTTGTCCTTGTACCGGATAATGTCGCGCTGCACGTCGCACACGGCGCTGAGCTTCGGGGACGCGTTGACCATTTGCTTCGCCGCGTCGAAAACCATTCGCGCCTGATTGCGGTCATTGGCTGCCGCGATCACCTGCCGCTGAGCGTCTGCACGATCCGCGATCAAGTGATAAAGCATGATGGCTGCCGCAATCGTGCTCTTCCCGTTCTTACGGGCAATGCAGACGACAGCCATTCTGTGCTTGCGCTTCCACTGACCAAACGCGTCTTGCTCAAGCCGGTATGCGTCAACGAGTAGTTCACGCTGCCACGGCAGGAGCTTGAAGCGTTGGCCGGCGAACGAGCCGGTCAGAAAGCAGAACTCTTCAATCCACTTCGTGACGCGGTAACCCTCACTGGGGAACGGCGCGTCAGCGGGAATGTGTCGACTGATGACCGGGTCAATCTTGCCCACCGGTCACCGCCTCAGAAGTCTTCGGGTCCCGCTTGAATCTTGCGGGCTTCGGCAGCCACGATCCCGAGACGCATACGAGCTTCGGGCGTGAATCCAATGACGGTCTCGATAGCGCGAAGTTCCTTCTCCGTGCTTTCCACGTACCGCATTGCCGGGTGCACAACAGGCTGACCCGTGCTGCCAATCGTCATAAGACCGTCAGCGTCCACAGCGTCCATGAGCTGAGAGCGTCGGTCGTACAGCTCCGCATACCGGAGAATCAGGTTGCGGTCAGTGTCGGGGGAGTAGGCACCGGAGCCGGCTTGCCAGACAGCGCGCCATACCTCTTTGCCGGTGGACCCCAGGTGACCCGGAGCACGGGGAGCACGACCTTCGTACACAATCGGTGCCTCAGCCTCAGCGGCATAGTTGGCGTTCCCGGTGCGTAGCTCAGGGCTCTTAGCGTGGCTCATGGCACCCCCTAACGGAGCGTTCATCCCCCTTAACGGGTGCCTTCGTGGCGGGTACAAAGTGGGGCATTCAGTAGGTCGCCCCAGGTGAGCGGCTGTCACGCTCCGCCCAAAATCGGCCCTACACCTAGCGTGCGTTTTGCGAGCTGGGGCCGGGATCGCTGAGAGGTAACGGGCTGAACTTCCGGACCGCTCTCCCCTCCGTCAGAAGGGACGCTTGCCGAAGTCCATTGCCGTCTTCGTCTTATGACACGCCTTGCATAGCACCTGAACATTGGTGTCTATGTCTTCGCCACCCTTGGCAAGGGGAAGCACGTGGTCAATGTCCACCTGAGAAGGCAGGTACACGCGAAGGCACATGCGGCACTGTCCAGCAACAGCCTTACGCACAGCCTTACGAAGACGAGCCGCAGCGTTGTTGCCACGGGCTATCGCCTCACGCCTCTTCACGTGTGACTGCACTGACCTACGCGCTGTGTAGTGGCTGTGGTGCAGTGCGCACCGACCACCATGGGTAGCCCACTCTCGACACTCAAGACACCGTGAACGCATGGGCTACCCACCCCCCTCTTCTACGGGCACCCCCTATGGGAAGCACCCCCCTGCCCACTCTTGAGAGTAGGTATCAACGCGAGTGGGTCAGGTAGGACTTGAACCTACAACCACCGGGTTAAGAGCCCGGTGCTCTTCCAATTGAGCTACTGACCCGGAGCCCTGGGCTACAACCCGGGGAGAGACCGGGGAGCACGCAAGGCCACTTGAGCCGGTGGGTTCTGACCGCCGTATCTGATGTGGAAGGGTGCGCGTTACCTCTTCCGGCTCACCCTTACTAGAGCTAAAGGGATTCCCTAGAGCGGAGGGGATTCCCGCGCGGGGGGTTGCTGTGGTCCGCCGGCTGACAGCGGGTGGTGCAGGTTTGCAGATTTGCAAGCTCCTCCGGTTTCTCTATAGCTTTTCTAAGGTGTTATCAAGATCAAGTACAAATCTGCACTAGAGCATTTCCCCAGGTCAGGAAGGGGATTCTCACGGGGGCTCGTGTAGGGGAGTGTCACAGAAGGATAACTAGTTAGCCTAACTAAGGACTTCAAGCACAAAAAGAGGCCCGATCACGTGGACCGGACCCCTTCCCGCTGTGCTGTTACGCCGCGCTGCCTTCCTTCGGCTTCGCCCAATGGATCTTGACGCGCTCTTCAATCGGAACGGGCTCGTACTCCGTGCCGTAGTTCGGTGCCTTGCTGACAACGATCTTGTCCACGAAGAGCTTCACGAAGTCCCGGCGGTCCGCCATGGAAGCCTTCGCCCACCACGAGCCTTCCCCGATCGGGTCCCCCTTGTTCGCTGTCCACACGTTGACGCTGATCAGTGTGGGCACCTTCGCGTCAAGCTCGTTGATCCGCTCGTCACAGCGCGCCATGGCCTCTTCGTACTGATCGCGCTTCTTGATGAACCGGTCTCGCCCGGTCGTCCCCTTGTAGACACCCGCGTCGAAGTCGTCCCACAGCTCGTCAAGCGCGGCCTTGTAGTCGGCTCGTTCGACAGCAACGGCTTGCTTGTCCGCCACCACTTCCGGGGCGCTGTGGGTCGCTGTGAAGCGCTGTGTGGCTTCCACGATCAGGGCAATGTCTTCGGGGTCTTCGTAGTCCAGCGCCATGAGCCGGGACATGATCCGTCCGGCAACGTATCCGTCCAGCCGGTCACGGAGAACGCCAACGCGGCCTTCGTGCGTGGACTGTGTCCCCTTCTTGCGCTGACACATGTACGTGGTGTCCCTGGGGCCGTTTCCGGCTTGCTTGCACATGGTGTGCGCACCTTCGCAGTACAGCACTCCCAGGGCCGACAGAAGCGAGTCACCGCGCGTCAGGGACGTTCCCTTGGGAGCGCTCATTTCCTTCGCGACGGAAAGGCACTTCTGTAGCTCGTGGTACTGCAC